TTGAGGTGAAAGAGTAACGCATTGGTTTTTAGGAAGCCATCTGTTGCAGTAGGTAAGAACCATGTCATCTGGGTGAATAGGGTTATTGTCTTCTGCATGAAGGCATATCAAATATGAGTTTGGCATGTTTTCAGAAAGACTGCGATGTAGATTGAATCTGAATACTTCTGATTTGTGGATGTAATACCAATCATAGTCACGCTCTTGGTTTGCACAAGCGCGAAGTCTGAATAATATAGTATCAAGAAGGGGAACTTTTTGACCAGATTTAGCGCCAAAAGTTACGACGATATCTTCACTGTCGGGAGACCAATTTTGTCTATAGTCTTGATAGTCAGTGTGTGGTTTGATGGCTTCTTGAACAGCTGATGGCTTGTAGTGGTAAAGGAACAAGTAATCTCTTAGTTGTTTTTCGTTCATATGTATACGTGGTTATGTGGTTATTTGTTTTTAGTGTATGTGCGTTTGTATCCCATGTTGTTGATGAGAGCGTATATATCTGGTATGGTTACCGAGTCTTGCGTTTCATTGCGCGTGTTTTTGATAACTTTGTAGATGTGTTTGGGCTTGTAGCCTTGCTTGATTAGTTTTTCGCATTGTTTGCCGTATTGCTCAATTAAGCGTTCAGGCTTGTTTTTCTTTGGTAAGAGTTCTTTGATAAAACGCTGAATCTTGCTGAATTGATATGCGTTGCAGGTTACTTGTAGTGTGTATGTTTGTTTTTTCATGTTTAGTTATGTGTGTGGTTATTATTGGTTAGATATATTTGTTTAGTATTGTGTATTCGTCTTTGGTTACTTCTATTAAGCTCTCTAGTTCAGCTTGTTGTTCCGAGTAGTTGTTTTCTGTGTCGAAGAATTTGGTTATAAAATATTCTGCTGACTTTTCGTCGGCGGCTTTGAAGCAGTAATTGGTTAGTGTTTCGTAATCTCCGTTACGGATTGCAACAGTGGATATGAAGCATTTTAAGTTTTGTGTCATGATAGTATTTGGTTGATGATTACAATGAATGTGATGAGTTGAACGCCGACGATGCAAGCAAATACTATTTTGGCGGCATCGAACTCACGTTGAGTGGCAACGAGTGGTTTGTTGTTTTTCATAGTGTGGTTAGTGGCAAGTGGAAAGGAACAACCGCGGGCTCCAAAAAGGGGGATGTAGAGTCCCCACTTGATGGTAGCGTGCGCGGCTGGTTAGGCTGGCATAGGACAGAGGCGCTCCTTTTTGTCTGTGCCAATGATTGGGATGAGCTTGACGGACTGTCCAACTTTGAACGGTGGTAGTTGAGATGAGTTCGTCCAGTGTTCTGGGTAGACTTTGTAGCCACCGTTTGTTTGCGGTTCCGCGAAGTGAACGACGTAAGAGTTTTTGGACTCTACGAAGCCGATGTTGATAACTTGAGCGGATTTGATTTGTGATTTTGATATTGTATTCATAGTTAGTTATGTTGATGACTAGGCTGTCCAACCTACGAATAACCAACCGCTGGCAACTCTCTAGATAGACTGGATGTTCTAGCTTTATCATCACCCCGTGTTGATGAAGCGACGAACAGCCCGACAAAAAACCCTAGCAAACACAGAGACAGCCGATGGAAAACTAAAGAGCTAGCTCAAGTGGTGAGATAGGTGGCGTCGGATATATAGTCCGTCGTTAGGTGAGTGAGTATGCGGCTTAGATAGCACGCGGTAACAAATGGGTGGCAGGATGATAGTGGGTATGCGGTTGGACGGCGCGTCGAGCAGGTGGTCTAGGGGGGTTTTACAACGCACACATATAGCGAAACCCTTTCACATTTTTGTGCCAAAACAAAAGAGGCCACCCCCTAACCACAAGGAGTGACCTCACATACACATAACAAACAAATACAAAGTCTATTCTGTCTGATGTAGGATGTCTGTCAACATAGAACAGGTCAATATTATAGTCTTGACAGGTCTCTGACCCTAATTACAATTCACCGCATGGTGATACAAAAGGTTTACCTATAGTATACTCTGAGTATACCTTTATTTGTTATGATATAGTAATCATAGAGATAATCTAATAAGAAATAAGCACTGAGATTACTCTTAGTTAACTCTTAGTATACTTAGAGCCCCCCATATTAGTCCTTAATCTTGTTCTTCTTCTTCATCTTCTTCCCAAATCCAAGCTACATTTTCATTATCTATGCCTGCATTGAGGTATGATTTATGGTAGATGTTCGCACAATCTAGCAAACCATGAGCGGCATAGGGGTCACTAAAGGCTACCTCATAGGAAGTAGAGACATCGTAGTCTTGAGCTATGATAACATAGTTCTTGAAGTGTTCGCCTAGGATTGCCTTGGCGCTCTCTAGAGGGCTTAGTGGGGAGTTATCATTTATATCCATTGTAACGAGCTATTTGACCCCTTAGAACGCCTGTAATAGGCATCTGAGAAGTCTTGTAGTTCCTTGTTTATAAGTTCTTCTTTTCTGTCCTTGATTTTAGTGTCCATATCCTGAGCCATTTGTTCTACCCAGTAGTTCACGCCGATACTTAGCGCATCAAGGCGGTCATCGTGTGTTATAGCACCTCTGTCCTTAGTAATACGGGACATTTGGTACATTAGTTGGTAGCGCAGTTGTAGCTCTGGTGGGTAGCCCTGCGCTGTTTCAAAGTCTTTTCGGATAACATTAGGGCTAATAATGAGCCTGTGTTGGTTCATTATGGGCTCTAGGGTGTCAATAATCCGCTTTTCTTTCTGTATATTGTGTCTGACCTCCTCAATAGAGCAAGGGTGTATTTTGGTCAGTACGGGCTTGAATATTTCGTTAAACATACCGTCACCGAAGTTAGATTCCACTATGACGTAGTTAACAGAGTGGTTCTTAGCAATCATTGCGAGGGTCTTTAGGGTCTCATCGCTGTATCCTCCCATCAGTCCTCCAGCATCAGGCACAAACAGCATACCGTTAAGCATTTTGACCACTGCGTAGCCTGTTTCGTCCTTACCACGACCACTGGGGTCAATGGCTAACACTGAGCCTGTAAAGGGTATGTGTTCACCTATGGTTTGGAAGGGTCTGTGGTATCTGTCTCCACCGAAGCCTACGTTAGGAACACTGCCGTCCCACACTAGGTCAGGAGCCTGAGCCCATACAAGCTTCTCTGGGGCGACCTCGTTATCAATATCCATTACAATTAGCTCGTTGAGCTTCAATGGGTGTCTATCGGTGTCACTGAGGCGTGTATCCAGCATGAACTGCATGGCAAACCCTGAGCGACCATAGGACATCTCCCGTTCCAACAGGTCAATATCGGAGAACCGTGTAGGTTCGGTAGCCTTGCCTTCCTTCTCAGCGTCTACACAGATGCCCTTTACAGCCTCGTTATAGCTCTTGGCGTTCTTTTCAGGGGTAACATACTTAGCAGGCCATACACGAGCCATATAGCCCCGTTCTTGTAGCTTTGTGTAGATACTGTCTTCAGTCTGAGGTGTGCCTAGGAATATTATCTTGGATTCATCGTTTGGCTTTATAATGGCGTCAAACTCTTTGACTTGTTCGCTGAGTTTTTCCCGCATGGTCTGGGTAGCACTGTTGTTCGCTACCTCGATGTCATCTGCTACAATGATGTCTGCACGGGAACCTGTAAGCTGTGAGGTTATACCCAGCGATTTAACACTAGGTGCGTGAGACGCGGGGGCAGGCCCGACGTCGAAGCTAATCTTACTGAACCGCTGTTTATCTGTAGGCTTCAGGTGAGACAGAAAGGGTATCTCGTGTATTAGCCTAAGAGTAAACGTAGAGAAGTCATCAGAACGCGTCTTGGACGCAGAGACAACTAAAAAATTCAAAGAGGGGTTTAAGAATAACTGGTGAACCACATAGGCAGAACATATCCAAGACTTACCAACACCACGGAACGCCTCAATGATAACACGCTTCTCTTCACCTTGCATGAAGTCAGCTATGTTATACTGAATAGGGGTGGGCTCTGGAAGGTTTAGGTGCTTCCAGACGAGGAACAAGAAGTTCCTAAAGTCTTTGAGTTCTTCCATTATTTATTACGGGCGCGGTTCTTTGACTTGCTTTGTATCCGCAAGTTACTGCGACTGTTATTGTGGGGGTTACGGTCGCGGTGGTCAACGTCTTTTCCCTGCACTGCTGACTTGCCGTGTGTTTTTACAGCTAGGCGTCTTGCCTTGTTACGGGAGGAACGACGGGCTCTTTGTGTGGCTGACCCGTGGTAGCTCTTATATTCTTTTTTATAATCTCTCATTGGCGGCAAGCTTTACGTGTTCAGAGTCATCTCGGAATGGCAACATATCTACGAGGTTACCTAGAGGATTATCGTTGGTAACCTGTGCGTGTATCCCGTTGTCTTTGAGTAACTGACGGGCGGCATTAAGGTCACTAGGTGTTGCCGCACCTGCTTGAATACGCTCAATAAACTCATTAATAAGCATATCTTGAAGTACATTAAGTTTTTCTGTTTTTTCACTCATTTGAGTTATCTCCCTTTATTTCTTTGTAAATTTTAATGCCTAGGTAAATGAGAGTCATAACACCCACAGCTAATCCTACTGCTAGGTTCAAATCTCCTAAGGTGATTGTCCCAAGGAGTCCTGTGATGCCTACGGCTGGTGGAATATGTGGAGAGTTCATAGTTATGCAAAAGCTCGGAAGACTAGCCTCCAGTTAGCTGTGGTAGGGGTAACCGAACTTCTAGTTGATTTGTGAGCTATTACAATGTTGTTACCCATAACTATACCAACTTGAGTAGCATTAGCGAAAGGAGATATACCTTGACCATTATTGATTTTAATTTCATCGTCTACCGAATAGCCTTGGTCAACTGTCTTACATCGAATAACAACTTCAAACAGCTTTGGGACTACATTTAGAGTATGCGTAACGCTTACTGTTCCGTATTGGTTAGTAGCAATTAAGTTCTCCTCAGAGCTTTCAAAGCTGTTAGGTAACGCGCCGTCAGCACCGTTAGCACCATTAGCGCCGTTAACTCCATCATTACCAGCAGGCCCTTGGATACCCTGTGGCCCCTGTGGGCCGATGCCTTCAACCTCTGTAGAAGCGTTCTCAGAAACTTCCTGAGCCACAAACAGACCTTGTTGATACGCAGTGTCTAGGTCAGTCTCAGAGAGCCTTGAGCCGTTCTGGAAGTCTACTAGCTGTGCTGTAGAGGTGTTACGCCATACACGTATCTTTGTGTAGGAGCTAGGAATCGCGCTGAGTTCAACAGTTTTTGCTGTGTTGTCCGTATCGGCGATTGTGAGGTCAGTCCAAGTAGAGCCGTTGTATCCCTTCACGTTTACATCCGTAATCGT